AGCGACAGTCTCACAGACCCAAGGGGCCAGATTGTCTGTCGCCTGCGAGTAGTCACCGGAAAGATAGGCCTGGTGGGGATGAAGCTCCTCCCCTAGGACATCTTGGATAATATCGCTGTCCACCGGTCCGCCGGTGAGTTGAAAGATACGCTTCTTACGAAGGGTCTGCGCAAGAAAAGTCTGTACAGGACGTAACAGAAAATTCCTTCGCGGATCACCCTTTGTAATGACACGAACTTTCAAAGCTTCAGCCAGGCCGACTGGTACGACGATATTCGACTTCTCGTCATCGATCACACTACGCAACACACTATAGTAAAACCTCTTAAACCGCAACTTCAACGCCGAAGAATCAACCGAAAATGAAATTCCATCACTTCGTATCGCCTCCTCCTTGTATTCGTCGCGGGAGATCTTCACTAGCTCTTCGAACCTCTCAGCAGTGAGATGTTCGTCCGAGTAATTAGAGAACCCCCCATTCAAGGAGAATTCACGTAACCATTCGAACGCACCACCATCAGCCAATCCACACTTCTCACCGCGGGCCGCCCTGGTTGAGGGAACAAACGGTCGGTCCAACAGATCATCGAGATCGAAAGAATCCGCCTTCTCGTCAAAGATTTCTTTGACGAAACGACGGATCTGTCGCTCCATGGTCTGTTGGTTGAGACTATAATCCATATAATCTCGAAACCGACCCGTAATGTCCCCCCATTCCAGGAGATCACGGTTGAGGAAAGGCTTCTTCCTATCACTGCACAGGTTCTCCGCAGTCTTACTGACTCCTTGGTCGACCAATTCCTTGGAAGGGCGGGGACAGCCCTTCTTCAGTTGGAGGACACTCGAAAGGAACGAGTGACAGGTCGAACGGTCTCGCAATAAGCGAATACCGAATCGACCCGCCAAAGAGTTAGCGAGATATAAAGGCTTATCCGGGCAACAATCTGGAATGGGGCTGACGGGGGGGGAATCCCACTGGGGTTTATCTTCCCGTCCGCGCCAGTCCGGAGTGATGGACCAACCATGGTAGAAGAAAGCCGCGAACTTGTACTTAGCCAGAGACATCCAAAGATGATCTCCGCCCATAGATACAAGACACGCCTTCCAATGTACCAAGGTTAGCTCATATGCCCGTTTAGCCTTCTTGCTTTGAACCGACTGACCATCTCGTCTACTAAATCCATAGAATTCGAGAAGGTCAAAAATTGCACGCACACACCCACCAAACTCCTGTCCCTCATATTCCGTAATCAACACGCGGGGAATTCCACTGCTAAGGGAATTCCCCGGTGATCGTGTTTTACGAACAATTTGGGAGACAGAAGGGAGAATCACCAGATTACCGTTAGGTGACTCCGAATGATTAGCTTTACGCTTCTCGTCGGAGATGTCTTTGTATTCCATTAAAGACACTGAAGAATTTTCTACCATAGAACGCTTCGTTTGCGGGACACTATCGCAGTCGGGCGGGTTAACCTACTTCTGATACTTTGTTGCC